AACTCTCTCAATGATTGTATTAAAAAGAAAATGATTGTTATTGATTTCAATTGTCAGAACATCAGCTTCATTCTCTTTTTTTGAAATCGTTGCACTGTAAATCCTTTTTGCTGGATCCAAAGGATCATAGAAGACTGTATCATCAGTCATTTGATTCACATCATATGTATCATTCTCAATCTGCTCATTTATTTCTTCATCGGAAAGATTATCTACTGAACAAAAATAGATAATATTGTACATCAGAATTCCCCTCTTTCGTATCTCAGAATAATGTTAAAATTGTCATTTTCGCCATAGCCTGAAAGTTCAATATCATAAATAGAGCCCCAAACATTAAAAGAGCGATATAAGTTATATGAATATGTCTCAGTTGTATTGGATTCTCTATCATGCACTAATATATTTACATCGTTTCTAATGTTGCCTACTAGTTCTACTCGTACCTTCGTTGGCATTCTTCCAAAATTCATCCTTTTTAGTGTGGAAGGTATTTTAGATCCTGGTCTTGCATTCCATCTAAAAACTGATTCTCTTATAGATTTCCTGTACGGATATAAATCACACTCAATCTCTAACTTTCCAATCGAAGAATCACGCAAGTTCTTGTCTGATATACTTACATATCCCTCGTAGAAAAAGCTCTTATTTTCATTGAGGATGATTTTCATTTTTTTCCCATGAGTTTTGTTGGCGATATCGTCAGCTAATGACTGCCATGTTTCAAATTTTGAAGGAATCACTGAATTAAAGATTTTGAACGTAAATTTTCCTGTTCGTCTCCCAAAGATGGGATATTTAGTCAAACTATATGTAGCATCTATGTATGTATCAAATTTTCCGGGAACTTCAACGAATTCCTTTTTCTGTTCAGGATATGAAATGTCATAATCTTCTAAAATAAGTCCCCATTCATCATAAGAATTGTAAATTCCAAAGTTGACGCTTTGATCTGTCAGTTGCATTTGATCACCCCTTTACAGTAATTTAAGTTTGGCACCCAGCTGTCTATTCATCTCATCACTGATAGTTCCTACAAGGCTTTTCTTGTCAATATAGACATTGCTGTCTTTCTCTAACATTTTAGTCATGAGAGTGATAAGTGTATCAATCTTAGTGTCTGTATTGCTTGAGGATTGAATGATAGCTGTCGAAGTCTTTGAAGAGCCTACGTCGTGCGCTAATGCGATAGACGTATTAAGCATATTGTCGCTGAGCTTATTAAGTGTCTGATAGACATTAGGAGCTCCTTTTTCAATACCTTCGGCAAGTCCTCTTGCGGTCATGATACCCACTTCGTCTCTGAATGCGCGTGATGGACTATGGATCTTAAGCTTTTTCTTAAGCTTCTTAAGCATCTTGCTTCCAAGACTATTAATCGTGTTGAATAGGTTAGTCTGACCTTTTTTTATTCCTGCGTTGATGCCTGCAGTCAGCTGCTTGCCTAATGTATTTGCCTGTTTTTTGGTAACAACGCCAGCCGATCTAAGCTTTTTGATGTACTCATTTTTCAGCGATTCAACTTGATTCTGTGCATCCTTTTTAGCCTGTGCAATCTGAGAATTGATAGAGGATTTTAACAAATCGTTATCCCTTTGAGCCTGCGAATTAGCCAAAGAATCTCGCTGATTGAAAAGACTTACGTAATTTTTGAGTTCAGATGATGTCATGCCGTTGATGGCTTTTAAGCTATTCAATGATGATACATCCATCTTCTCAAGCTCTTTATAGAGCCCTGAATTACGTCCGAGTTTTGAACGCAAAGAGTTCATTACGCTTGAATATTCTTTTAAGTCATTAACTTGTGACTGTAGATTTCTTGTCAGTGTATATCCGAAAACAGGAGAATCTTTTGAGTATGTATCAAATATTCCAGTTTTTAAAGAGTCAGCACGACTTTTTACAGCATCACTATATTGCTTGTTAAGATCATTGATTTTGCTGTTCATCGACTGAATAGTGCTCGTAATATTGTTAGAAAAAGTTTTTGTAGCACTCTCATAAGTCTTTGAAGCTTTTTTGAACGTTTTTGTGTTCGCAGCTGATTTAGCTAATGATTTTCCTGCCTTTTTAGCTTTTTTTGAGTTAGACTTGACGCCTTTTACAAGCCCATCAACAACGTGCTTACCGCTTTTTTTTGTTTTCTTTGATGGACTGTGGATCTCCAGTTCCTTGTTGAGTGCCGTCACTGTAGCATTGCCTAAATCTCTTGCAGATTTTTCAGCTTCTTTTGTGCTTGAGCTTATGCCTCCCACAAGACCCTGAACAAAATAGATACCGTCTTCTTTAGTTACTCTTGATGGGCTGTGGATTTTTAGCACACTCTTCAACGTGCTTACCAACCCATTTGCCATGCTTTTAACAGCTGAAAATGCTCCACCGCTTCCGCTTCTGATACCGCTTGCGATACCGCTTGAGAAGTTTGAGCCAGCACTTGAACCCTGTGATGAGCTCATAGAACTTTTTGCGGTTGATACTGCTTTATTTCCGACTGTTTTTACTGATGACGTTACTGTATTCATTCCACTTCGAATACCGCTTGCGATACCGCTTGGAACAGTCTTTCCGGCACTTGCACCGCTCTGCTTCATAGCACCTGTGTTATGTTTTTTGGCTATCGCTTCAAGCTGCTTTATTGCACTTGATACTGATATCTTCCCGCTGTTGACCCCTTGCGCAAGACCTTTTGGTACGCTGATACCGCTTTGCTTTGCTTTTTCAAGAAGTCCATTGAATTTCACTGAATTCTTAAGGTAATCACTTGCAGTTGCAACTGAAACTTTTCCGCTAAGAATTCCTTGAGTCATTTCTTTTGGGATTTTGATACCGCTCTGCTTTGCTTTCTCAAAAACACCATCAAATTTTATAAGATTTTTTAGTTCATTAATGCTTTGAGGTATAGCAATCTGGCCTGTTGCTAAGCCTTCCTTGATTGCCTGTGGTATCTTGACACCAGCGCTATTAGCCTGTGCAAGAATAGAAGTAAAATCAAGCTTATTGATTTCTGTATTTGTCTTGCTGATAGATGCAGTAGTTTTATCATGTGCATCTTTCAGTTTCTTATGTGCATCAGTAAGTGCAGTTAATTCGTTTGAATATTTTTTTGATCTTTCTGAAGCTTCGTCGTATGCTTTTGTATCACCTGTTTGTGAAGCATACTCCATGTCAGCATTTGCTTTTTTCAATTTGGCACGTACACTATCCTGTTGTGCTTCGTTGTTTTTTAGCTGTGCGACTTCACGAATAGACTGAGCTTCCAGTTTAGCGATTTCAATCTGTTTTTTGGCAGACTGCTCTACAGTTGCGCTTACAATAGCTTCTTCTTTCATTGCCTGAATTTTCTGCTTGATTGCAGACGTAGACATATTGAGCTTGTCCTTTTCCGCATCATACTGTGCATTTAGTCCAGGCATAATAGAGTTTAGCTCTTGAACAAGCGCTTTTAGACGTGCTTTTTCAGAAGCAGTTTTATTTGTCTTGCTAGCTAAAGCTTCGATTTTATCCGTAAGCTTTCCAGCTACTGTGCTATTTGTGTTGATTTTATCAATGCTGCTGTCATACGCCTTATTTGATTTATTGACTTCATTTTGAAGCTTTGATGACTGATCAGCAAGATTGACTGTCTTTTGATATGCTTCTCCTTGCGCTTCAGCCATATCAGACATATATTTTTTTGCAAGAAGAAAAGCGGTTCCTAATGCACCAACAACCCCAACAAGAGGAAGCGCTACAGTAGACAATGACGCAAGACCCGTTGAAGCAGCTGCACTTAATCCACCTGCCGCCTGAATCGAAGTGCCTAACGCTTTTACAGTGCCTACTGCTTTTGGTATAGCTGTAATGAAGTTTCCTACTCCTTGCGTAAGTTTGCCAAATACGATAAGAACAGGACTTGCGATTGCAGTTATTCCAACAAAACCTGTGATTAAATTTTTCGTAGCAGGTGATGCTTTACTGATAGCATTAGTGAAGCCTTTTACTCCACCAGACAATGACTTCATCATCGGAGTTGCGTTAATCAAGAACTGCTGTCCTAACTCAATACCACTGTTTTTTAACGCATTGAGCGATCGTTCAGCCTGTTTTGACGGACTGTCAAGCTTCTTTAGATTCTGTGCAGTCTTTCCTGTTGAGTTCTGAACATCATTCAATGACTGATTAAACTCTTTTGTTCCACCATTAAGAATTGCTAGCGCACCTTGTCCAGCTCGCTGATTTTTGAAAAGGTTCTTGAATGCGTTGGCATTTCCACCGACCGAATCCGAAAGGATTTGTAAGACATCGCCTAAAGATTTACCGCTTGACATCAGCTCACTGAAAGACTTTCCAGTCTTTTGTCTAAGTACAATATCTACTTTTTTACCATCAGTAGACAATTCATTTAGCATTGCTCGAATCTGAGTCGTCGCATTTGCGGTATTGATACCTTGCTTTGTCATCGAAATATAAGCACTAGCTAAATTATTGAAATTGACGTGCAGGGCTGAAGCTGTGGGGATGACCTGTCCCATTGATGCGCCCAATTCAGCAACAGTTGTCTTACCTTTGTCCTGGACAGTAAGGAGTCGGTCGCTTAAAGATGATGCGTCCTTTACTTTCAACCCATATGCATTGATTGCGGTAGTCAGTAAATCAACAGACGTCTTTGTATCAGTAAACCCGCCTTTTGCTAGATTTGTAGCAACTTTAGTGAACTTAGCTACCTGATCTACAGGTACGGAAGCACTCAATGCCTGATATGCTGCTTCAGTTATCTCGGTAGCACTCTTGCCTGTATCACTTGATACTTTCAACAGGTCACTGCTCAGCTTTTTGAGTCGTGTACTGTTCAGGTTGGCAATCGTGTTGACTTTGTTCATGCCATTTTCAAAGTCGCTTGCCAATTTGACTGATGCACCGATTCCAAGCGCTGATGCGGCTGATAGTCCTTTAAGCTTCTGACCTGCATTTTCAATAGATTTACCAACACTACTGATTTGTGTTCCTACCGCAACAAATTTGCTAGCCCACGCACTTTGAGTAGAGCCGAATTTTCTATACTCGCTTTCCAGCTGCTTTAGCTTGGTTTCAGTCAAGCCTAATTCAGTCTGAAGCTTTTTGTAATCGTCACTTTTAGGATCAACTGTTGCCATCTCTTTTCTTAAGGCTTCAGCTTTGCCTTTTGTAAGCTCAATAGCTTTTGCCAAATCCTTTTGCTTTGAATTCAGCAGTAATGTAGAAGATGGATTGAATTTTAGGCTTCTGTCCAAAGAGCGAATCTCTCTTTGAGTAGAATTGATTTGCTTGTTAAGGCTTGTCATACTGCCTTGAAATTTGGTCGTATCGCCATTGATTTCAATCGTGATACCTTTTTTCTCTGCCATATTTTTCCATCCTTTCATAAAAATAAAAAGACACATCAATCCTGAACTCAACGAAAAGTGCTGAGCATTTTTTGATGTGTCTTTAATGATTAGAACCTGTCAAAATCGGATTGGTCAGCAAGAACATTGTAATTGCATTCATCGTTTGATGATTCAGTAAACATGTCAAGCACCATTCCAAAGGTGAGCGCATCAAGTGATTCAATGCTTAATCCGATTTGTGTTGTTCTCAATGCGAATAGACCTGTAGAATAATCACGATCTATTCGCTTGCTGTGTTTTTTTCTTTAGCCGTTCCACTTGAATTTTCATTCCAGCATTCAAGTAAATCCATAAATGCGTTAGCAAAGTCTACATCCTTGTAGCCATCCAGCCAATCAATAAATTTAGGAAGTTCTTTTTCACTTGCCTGATAAACACCGACATAGCAAAGACCTTTGAAAACGAACAAGTCAATGTCTAGTCCGTCTTCTCTCTTGCTGCTGTTAAATGAATCATTGAAATTAGCAAGATCTTTGAAGAAGTCTCTGTTAATTAGCTGATTGTAGAGAATTGGAGTTACTGCACTCATGCGAACTTTTACTTCTTCATCGCCTAATCTGATTGTTTTTGAAATTCCACCTTTTGCCATATTATTCTCCTGTTCCCTTTGAAGCTGCGCCGTGAATTGTAGTATACCAAGAATTATACACTTCTTCACTCGTAGATGTTCCTGTTTCAGCTTTTGGAATGTTTACGCCATTAATCTTTGTTGTTGAGCATGTCAATTTAACAGTTTCAGTTGCAACGTCAACATTCTCTTCCTTAGTTTTCGATTCAACTGATGGACGCGTAGCTGAACACTTGTACATGACATGACGTCTTGCTTTTACATCTCCATCGAATTCAAACAATAATGCAAAATATACTGTTGGTGCGTCAGCATTCTCTAGCAAGACTCCATCAGTATCTTCAGTCGCACCTAAAATATCACGCTTAAAATCTTCTGGAACCAATGCGGATTCAAAATCCCCTTCATATCCAGTATTTGTTGATGTTACATAATACTTGATGCCGTCTGCATAAAATGTTGAGCTTTCACCCTGTGGCTCAAAATTAACGCTTACGGCTCCAGGCCACTCCTTGATTTCTCCATAAACTGGCCCAGTTGTACCTTCACTAATCAATTTAGCATAATGTACATTTTTTAAATTGTATTTAACCTTGTTTTGTGTGCTAGTAGGCATTTAATTTATCTCCTTTTCTAAATCTCTTTTTCTAGCATTACGTCAAATTCATATGACGTAATGTAAATCTTCTCTTCTTTGCTATACACTTGCCCCTTCGTGAAGGAGCTAAATTCTTTTCTTGAATCGATGATATCCTCAATCTTTTGTTCAATGATAGGTTCAATCTGCTTTGTAATGAGTTCGATGTCTGCGACTTCCACTTTCTTGTAGATATGACCATCACCGAAAACATTGTGTGTTTCCACAAAATGAACTGCACAATATCCGTCTCCTGTATTCTGCGACAGGTTCGCATCGCTGAAATATCTTCCAAAAACAACAGGAACAGGCAGTTCATCGTCAAGAAACTGAATGAAATCAGTCTTTTTCATAGCTTCGACAATCCCTTTTCTATGAGCCTTTCAAGTTCAGCTTCAGCAGCCTTTACACCCTGATCAATGTGTGGCTTAGCTGCAGCATGACCTCCAGTTAGTCCATATTGGTTGGAAATTGAGTGCCCTTTTTCTATAAGATGAGGCATTCCAGGAAGCTTGTTGTAGATTGTCGCTTCGGAACTGAAAAGATGCTCCTCAACTTTGCAAGACCAGCTTTTTCTATACTTTCCTGATGTTGGAAGCGAAGAAACAGGAGAAACAGTTCTTAGAACTTTCGCCCCTTTTCTTCCGGCTTTACCAACTGCATCTTTTACAACGTCATGAGTCTCTTTTGATATGTCCTTCAGAATTTCATCCATAGCAATAGAAAATTCATCAGGGCTTACTTTGATGTTGCTCATAGCGTTCCCTCTCTTCTCTTGACGTAGAGCTCTATCATCTCATCAGAGCGAACATATGTTCGATAGACTTCATACGGAGTGCCTTCATATTCAACGATCTGCTCATGATTGTAGTCTCCACTGAACATCCTGAACTTCATTTCAGGTCGGAATCCGTTTCTGCTTCCTTCAAAGAATTCCTTCTCCGATACGCTTTCTTTTGTACAGAACACTTCTCTCTTATGCGTATCTCTCTTTTCTCGCCTGTATTCATCTTTGGTGATGGATACAGTGCATAATTTCAATACTGTGCTTTCAGCCATTGATTAATCTCCCCAATCAGTATATCCAGTAGCATTGCTTAGCTGAGACTTCTGTTCATCATATGACTTTTTCAGCTTGTCGTAATTTGTCGGATTCCCAAAGTTGCAGCATACGTATGTAGCGATTGCTCTTCGGATAAGAGAATCTTCAACTTCATCAATGTGTTCAATGTCAAGTTCATCATTTACTACTCCGGCAAGACCCAAGTCCTGAGCACCTGCACGAATCAGATCTGAAAGCAATGAATCATATGCAGTTGTCTTGATTCTCAATGTAAGTTTTACATATTCCAGCATTGCTTATCCTCCCTGTTCATTCAAAAAATTGGAAATCATCTGAGCCTTTGTATCATCGGTAGATACAGTGGAATATCCACGACCAATAGCTAGATCATAGATTTGCTGCTTGGTCATGGATTCCAGTTCAGACTGTGTATAGCTTTTTGTTACTCCCCCTGCTGAGCCTGTGCTCTTGTGAAAGTAACCTTTACAAATGCGATTGGATTTTCAAGTCCAGCATCGAATAATGAATATCCTCCGATGATGTCCTTGAATGTCTTTGGCTCAACATCAGACTGGATATATAACTCTTCGAAATCATTTGTCAATAATGATTCAGGAACACCAAAATATGCTACATCATCAGCGATGTTTCCATCTTCTTTGACTTCAGAGCCTAAGATACGTCCTGCAACTTTAGGATCAGTAGTTGATGTTTCAGTGAATAATGGTCTTCCCATCTTATCTTCGATTCCGAATAAACCTGTATAAATAGTCTTGTTATTTGCGTAGACTCTCTTGATACCATTTTCACCGATTGCACCAAAAATTTCTCTGATTGTATCAGCAGTGTATGTCTTGTTAGTCATAACGTTTGAAGCTGCAATACCATAAGTGGAATCATCCAATCTTGATAAGATATGCTTTTCTTTTGCATTCGCAATACGCTTAGCGATATGATCAGTCAACCATGTTTCAAATGCATCAATTGACTGCCACTTCATTTTTCTTGTGATAACTACATGTTTCTTGATTTCAACACCATCAAGTGTCAATAAGTCGAATGTATCCTGTTCATCATCATTCGCAGCGCCTTCAGAAGTGGCAGCAGCATCTCCCTGATTAATTGCCTTATGGCGAGGAACTCCGAATCCTGAGGTCATGTTTGAATGAGTTGAGTCTTCATAAATTGGCGAATAGGATTTAACGAGTTCAACAATGTTATCCATGATTACTTTTGGAACAACTGAACCTGTATTGGCAGTTGTAAAACTAAAAGCCGCTCTTTCTTCTTTATTCAGATCTCCAAAAATCTTTTCGCCATTTCGTCTCGTTGCAATGTTTTTTAGCCACGCCGAACGATATTCGGGTGAATCAGCACCATATGTTTTTGAGCGAGCAGTTGGCTCTTCAAATTTTTCTAAAACTTCATGGTTTGTATCCACTTCATCGATTAATTTTTTTCTTCTTTCGATGGCAGCTTCAACATTTCTTTTTTCTTCAGTTAACTCTTTGATTCTTTTTTCAATTTTGTCTAGCTCTTCTGAAGTGATTGAATCATCAGTCAACTTTGAACGACATTCTTTTAAATCAGCTAAAATTTCTTTTAAATCTCTCATGTTTTTCTCCTTTTCTAATTAAGTTCAGTTTCAATAATAAGTTTCAGTCGCTTCTTTCTTTTTTCTTCTCTCATTCGCTCCGCTTCCAGTTCCTTGATCACTCCGTCAAAAAGACTACGAGAAGACAATTCCGTCATATCGTTAGCAGGAATTGATACTGCTGAAACGTCATATAATTTGTTGATCTTTGTGATGCGAATATGCACTTCTCTAGTGCCTGATTCTTCATCATCAACGATTGTTCTTTCAGTTCCACCAACTGTGAATCCGAAAGACATCCTATCGATGTATCCTTTATCGATATCTTCAAAAAGCATTCGTCCTCTTTCATTTCCGCCAAGGTTTGCAGTGACCTTTAAGCCATGATCATCAATATCAAGCTTTAGCGTGTCATTTCGGCATCTGGCGTAGACAAATCCTGTATGATCAAACTGCATGATTACATCGCTCATGTCGCAGTCATCGAATGCTCGCTTGTCGATAGATTCATACAGAG